CCCCCTTTGGAACCTGGCGTTGAGACGCCACAAACCATTAGTAATTCGCTACCAAGCGAATTGTTAGTGGGGAGAAACCTTTCGGTTTATCCCCGTGGTAGGTCACTGGAGTTCTCCTTTCAGAGGTTACCTCCAGTGGAATGCCACCTAGATAGATTGGAAGGACAGAATCAGAACTCTAATTGTTGCTCATTGGGGTAATACCCAATAAGTCACGATTAGAATGATTCGGTCCAAGTGAGCTTTGTACCTGCCGTCCCTCACGGAACAGCGGAACTAGCTCGGTTGAGATTAATTCTCTTACAGTCACACGAGTGGGCTGTTGTCCTCTTTCATCCGGTCCCTATTTGGTACCTGTTACTGTGCTGGGTTTACCCATGCCTTTAGCAGTTACTGGATGGTGAGTAGCCTTCGGGCGAGCGTGACCTATCCCTTTTGGTTTAATGTACAGTGTGGCATAAGTGCCGCTGTACCACCAGAAGGGGGACAGGAAGAGTTATTAATTCAACAGTGTTGAAAGTCACTGACTATAAACGATTAAGAAATAAACATTTACTAAGGGAATTATGAAAACTTCTAAAAAAGAAATTACATGATTCTCCTTAAGTAAAGCGTTTAGATCCAATATCGTAACTGAGGCTAGGGTATCACTTAACAGCATTGAGCTGTTAGCACTTTTTAGACGTATAGGTTGGAGAGTTCTCTCTGCCTGTACATCAAAAAAAGTGAAGTTCTCCTCTAGATTGAAACAATTAAATGGTTTTGCTATGCACATTCTCCGTATGACTCGTCATCATGGAGTTGCGTATAGTGTGAACTATTTAAAAGCATCTCAGTTAGCCGTGCAGAAAAGACTTGGAAACCAGGGTGTTAAATCACTACGTGATATTAATCCTGATTATCCGTTTCCGCGTTTAACTTCTTCACGTCTCCCCTCGGTTATACCGTTAGGAGATAGAAGAGCCATTTTGTCTGGAAATGTGTTTGTCATCCGTTGATGACTTACACTATTCTCCCTATATCGTATAGTGAGAATGCCAGGTAAAATGAAGTTAAACACGATTACGGATCCTTTTTCTGGGAATTTAAAGTCTTTGGAGCGTGTCTCTATGGATCTGGCACTTTTGGTGCGAGGTTATAGAGAGATGTTCCCTAAGGCTTTAAAACCTAGTAAAGGCTTCAAGTTATTTGAAACTGCTTCTCCGATCCACTCTGTCTCTTGACATGGATGATTCGCTACCCCTACGATCTTAGATCGTTTGGGTATGAGTCACCATATTAAGGTCCTTTGTGGTCAGACAAACATCGCTCTTTGGGAGCAGTATAGTTTCTGACTATACGTTTTCAAGGAGTATGTTGCTGAACTATGGGGAATTGGATATTGTCCAAAAGATAATTTCCATGGAAACATAGGGCAGCTCGCCGCAAAGGAGGAGGCTGCAGGTAAAGTCCGAATATTTGCTCTTGTAGATTGTTGAACCCAAAATGTGCTAAAACCTCTACATGAGTATCTATTCGACTTTTTGAAAAACTTGCCGAATGACGGTACTTTTGACCAACATGCTTCTGTTCGCAGAAGTATGGATAAAGTGAAAGTATCGGGTCAATCATTTGGTTATGACCTTTCAGCCGCAACCGATAGATTGCCGATAGCCTTACAGGTGTCAGTGCTAGAGGTCCTTTTTGGAAAGGACTTTGCACTAGCCTGGAAGTCACTATTGGTGGATCGTGAGTACGTTCTTGATAACGAAAAGTATGGTTCTGAGACGCTAAGGTACTCAGTCGGGCAACCGATGGGGGCCTTATCGTCCTGGGCCATGCTAGCAGTGACTCATCACTTCCTAGTTCAGCTCGCTTATTGGCGTGCTCATGGGTGGACAGGTCTAGCCATCAACGGTAAACTTATCCTGAAATATGGAGAAGGTGCCCGAGGTGGTCAGATCTTAAATCGTGACCGCTGGTACACGGGATATGAACTATTAGGTGACGACATTGTCATCTTTGACAGAGATGTCGCTCACGCTTACTTAGATATAATGAGTGAGCTGGGCGTGGGCATTAACCTGGCAAAATCAGTGGTTGCGAGCAATCGAACTACTGAGTTTGCAAAGGTTACTTCCCACAATGGTGAGAACGTATCGGCTATTTCCTGGCAAATGTTTATATCACAGAACACCATGATGGGTCGTGTTAACATTGCTTTCTCGCTTTTGGCGAAAGGCATTGTTTCTCAATCTGTTATGAGATGATATAGACTATTGGTCAGACAGGGTAAATTCAAGAAGGGAAATTATAACATTTCTCTTGTTGCTTTATTTACTATGTTTGCCAACCAGGGCTTAGTTAGTATGGCGGATCTTCTGAAATCATTATATGATGAGGAAAACCCGTTCAGAAAGTTCTATAAAAGTCTGTTACTTAATCTTAAGACATCTTATGTCGAGAGATTGGTAACCGATTTGATTCGTAAAGAAGTCCCTACTTTCTCAAAGAAGGAAATTCGAGAGAAAATTTGGGATGTAGAACAAGTATGGGTCCGTTTGGCCCTTTGACGTCCACTGCAGTCATTTTGAGACAAAGTGGGAAGAGAAGACCATGCGGGGCTATTAGCTAAGGAGATCATACAGGCCTTAATTCCTGGTTTATTAGAAGAACAACACTTCACGCTCACTCCCCAGGTGGGTTGGAGTCGTCAAGACTTTGATAAACAGACCATTTATATGACTGTCTATATGGAATGTAAAAAACATATGGATGGTCTAGTAAGTAACTTCTCTACATGAGATCGAAAAGCCATGGATAACCTTCCATATTTAGTCAGTTTGACTGACGATATGGATCGTTACCGTGAGTTTAGAGAAATTGTGCAGAGGGGCCAATGAAAGCTAGATGGTAATAAAAAGGGAATTGAGGTAGGGGACAAAGTGCGTTCTAGTCCATTGAAGATTCTATCGTTTATCTTGAAAACAAGACAACGTAGACCTAAGTGAACTAAACGTATTTACTAACCTTATTCTCGATTCATATAGATTCTTGAGTCTGGGCCTCGAAGAGGTACAATTCTTGAATCTTTAACCGGTACTTGCCAAGGAAAAGTTCGCGCAGTGGGAATTCCGCCTGAAAGGCTTCGGTCACTGATCCCCTAACGAATGGGGACACTGGATGCAGGATCTAAGAACGTGGTTGTCTTAGAGTTACACCGAGGTCACGAAAGTAAGGAAGGAAGTTGCTAATGAGTTTTCTTGACAATGCCTGGATGGGTCGGGGACCCCTGTATATTCAATCTGAATGAACAGGATACCCTTGTCCAACAAGGTATTGCTTCTAACTTTACTTAGGAGAATAGCGTTTGGGCTAAGAGGAAGAACACGGGC